ATGACAGCGAAGCACACAAAAAAATCACAATCGCACGCCCTTGATTTGACGGAACACTGGTTAAGGGTGTCGATAAAAATCATCGACCGCAACGCCGGGGAAGGATATGCGAAAGCACATCCCGAACTGATTAGCTCATTCATGACAACGGCAGCTGCAAACTTTGCCACGCTGACAGAACGGGAGATTGCCGAAGCGGAACAGGTGACAACCATCAACGTTAAAACCGGAGAGCAGACAGCATGACAGCACAGATAGCGGCTTACGGACGGCTGGTGGCTGACCCACAGTTAAAGACCACCAGCAAGGGCACACAAATGGCTATGGCGAGCATGGCGGTCCCCCTGCCGTGCAGCCAGGCAGATGACGGAACGGCGATGATGTGGTTATCCGTCCTGGCGTTTGGCAGACAGGCCGACGCACTGGCAAAACACCACAAAGGCGAGCTGGTGAGCGTGGCGGGTAACATGCAGGTAAGCCAGTGGACAGGCCAGAACGGGGAAACGCGGCAGGGCTGGCAGGTTATCGCAGACAGCGTAATCAGTGCGCGAACGGCGCGACCTGGTGGCAAAAAAGGCCAGCAGGGGCAGGCCACTGACGCACTGAACAGGGCAAAACAACAGACAGGCCAGCACGATGACCCGTACGGGGATGAAATACCGTTTTAGCGATAACAGGGGGGATACATGCCAGTGACATTTGAAGAAGTCCAGCAACATAAAAAGTTTCATGGTTTTGATGATCTGGAAACCACGACAGCAAAAAAATATCGCCGTCTGCTTTCTTCCGATGCGTTGTTTTTTGTAGATCATCATGATTTTCTGCGTAGCTCACTGACAGGGGAAATTTTCGCAACCAACCGTGAGCAGGTGGAAGCGATGATCGAATATCTGTGGAAAATAAGACGCAGAATGCGGGATTCCATGAAACAGTAAAGCGATAAAGGCCCGGATTTTTCCGGGTTTTCTTTTCAGGTTTTGTAAATTATTTGTTCGTGGTTGTTTCTGGCTGTTCAGTGATTCTGGCTGATATTTACATACTGATTTTTATGTATATGTTGGCGTGTGGCACTCAGACGTGAGCCGCCACAATGCCGCCTGACCCCCTGCGCGATGCCGGGTTGATCTGCGAGATGCCGAGAGTGTCGGGCGGCGCTCCCTCCGTGTTGGTTTCACGTCCTGAATCTTAACCAATACGAGAAAACCTTCATGAAGAAATTAATCGAACTCCGCCAGCAAAAAACCGCCCTGAAAAACCAGATGCGATCCCTGCTGGAAAAAGCCGACAGTGAAAACCGCAGCCTGAACGATGACGAGGGCAAACAGTTTGATGAACTGCGTGCAAAAGCCGATTCCCTCGACACAGAAATTTCCCGTCTTGAAGCTGTTGCGGATGAAGAACGTAACCAGCCTGGTGTTTCCGTCGAAGAGAAAATCACCAAAGATGAACTGCGCTCTTACATTCTGACCGGGGAAACCCGCAACCTGTCCGGCAGTGTCCCGGCTGATGGTGGCTATACCGTTATTCCCGAGCTGAATAAAGAGATTATGCGCCAGCTTGCCGATGAATCGGTGATGCGCAAAATCTGTACCGTTAAAACCATTCACAGCAATGAATTTAAGCAACTGGTTTCCGCTGGTGGCGCGGTGGTTGAGCATGGCGAGGAAGGTGCGGCACGTAACCAGACGGCAACGCCGAAACTGAACGAAGTCAGCATCCGCCTGTATCCGATCTACGCTTACCCGAAAACCACTCAGGAAATTATCGATTTTTCCGAAGTCGATATTATGAGCTGGTTATCTTCTGAAATTGGCGACACTTTCGTTGATACCGAAGAAACGGATCTGGTTTCCGGTGACGGCGAGAAAAAAGCTAAAGGTTTCCTGGCGTTCCCGCGCACTGCGGATAACGACAAAACCCGTCCTTTCGGTACGCTCCAGACGAAAAAAGTTACTGGCAGTCTCAGCGCCGACATGCTGATTGACCTGAAATTTACGCTGCGCAATAAGTACCGCAAAAAAGCTGTATGGGTGATGAACTCAAATACAGCCGCCTCCGCACAAAAACTGAAAAATGCCACTGGTGATTACATCTGGCGCGATCGTTTACAGGCTGGTGATCCTGATTCTCTGCTGGGGCTTCCGGTTGAATATCTGGAATTTATGCCGGACGGTGTGATTGCAGTAGGTGACTTTAAGCGCGGTTATTTCATCGTTGACCATGAAACCGGTACGCGTACCCGTCCGGACTTCAGCGAACCCGGATTCATTAACATCTATACCCAGAAATATCTGGGCGGTGGTGTGGTGGATTCGAACGCCATCAAGATTCTGGAAATTCAGGCTGGTGAGTAATGAGCAAGGAGGCTTCGGCCTCCTTTTTTAGCTTCAGGGGATACACCGATGAAAAACACCGATTTTGAAATCCGCACATCTGAACTGACCGCCAGCAATAAAAAGCTGGTGGGGTATGCCGTTCGCTGGAACAGCCTTTCAGAAATTATCTGGGACGAATTCCGCGAACAGTTCACGCCGGGGGCTTTTGCTGACTATCTGGCGGCGGGTAATGATGTGCGCTGCCTGTATGAGCATGACTATACCCAACTGCTGGGGCGCACCAAATCCGGCACTCTGGTACTGACTGAGGATAACACCGGGTTACGTTTTGAACTGACACCGCCGGATACCCAGCTTGGAAAAGATGTGCTTACGCTGGTGGAGCGTGGCGACATTACAGGAATGAGCTTTGGTTTTCGCGCATTATGCGAGGAGTGGAGTATCGCGCAAAAACCGTATTTGCGTACCGTAACCGCCGCTGAACTCCGTGAAATCACAATAACGTCGATGCCTGCTTATCCAGAATCTGGCGTGGAGATTGCCCACCGTTCGTTGTTTGCACAGCACCCTGAATTATGCCCGACAGGAAATAATCGTCATCGCTGGTCTGAGCTGGCGGGGTTGTGATATGTGGTGGCCTTTTAGTCGTAAAAAAAGCGAGCAGCGTAACCTGTCCATTGATGATTTTCTGGCGCTGTCCGGCGTACCGAATACCGGATCCGGAGAATATGTTTCTGCCGGGACGGCTGAATCATTGCCTGCAGTGATGAACGCGGTTTCTGTCATCGCTGAGGCGGTGGCCACGATGCCGTGTTATCTGTATCTGGTACGTAATGACAAGGGCAGGGAGGCGCGGGAATGGCTGGACAGTCACCCGGTAGATATTCTGCTGAATGAGCAGCCTAATTCGTGCCAGACACCTTACCAGTTTAAACGCACAATGATGCGTCACTGCCTGCTGAACGGTAACGCCTATGCGGTTATTGAGTGGGGGCAAGACGGGCAGCCAAAATCACTTCATCCTTATGCGCCGGGGTGTGTTGTACCGGAACGCACAGGCGCACACAAATACCGCTATACCATCACCGAACCCTATACAGGAACGGTGCGCACGTATTTACAGGAAGAAGTTCTGCATCTCCGCTATGCCTCGGATGATGGCTTTCTGGGGCGTTCCCCTGTCACGATTTGCCGTGAGGCGCTTGGGCTTGGCCTTGCTCAACAGCGCCACGGAGCCAGCATTATGAAAGATGGCATGATGGCGGCAGGGATTATCACGTCAGGCGAATGGCTGGACGGCGTGAAAGGTAAACAGGCATTAGATGCTCTGGAACGCTACAAGGGGGCGAAAAATGCCGGAAAAACGCCAATCCTTGAAGGGGGCATGGATTACAAGCAACTGGGAATGAGTAACCAGGATGCGGAATGGCTGGCCTCCCGTCGCTTCTCCATTGAAGACATCGCCCGCATGTTCAACGTATCGCCTATTTTTCTGCAGGAATACAGCAACAGCACCTACAGCAATTTCAGCGAGGCAAGCCGCGCGTTTCTGACCATGACAATGCGCCCATGGCTGGCGAACTTCGAACAGCAAATCAAGGCCGCTTTGCTGGTGGCTTCTCCCGTACCTGGTACCCGTTATCTGGTTGAGTTTGATTCAGCCGATTTATTACGCGCCACACCCACCGAACGTTATGCCACGTATGAGAAAGGGATTAAGAACGGGATCATGAATCCGAACGAAGCCCGTGAGCGTGAGGGTATGCCGCCGCGTGAAGGGGGTGACGAGTTCAGCCAGGCATGGAAGCAGACTGTGGAAATTAAAGGTGAAAAAGATGAGTGAATCCAGAATTACGCTTAATGAAGTAATGGCCCATCTTCGCCTTGATGATGATTTTTATGGTGAGGTTGAACTTCTGCAAATATATACCGATGCGGCGCTGGAAGCCTGCCAGAAGCATATCGGGAAACGTTTTGAAGACGGCCTGGAATTTACCCCGGCAATACGTGTTGGTTGCCTGATGTACATCGCTTTTCTGTACGAGAACCGGGAAGCGGTTTCACCAGTTGAGCACTCGGAACTGCCTATGGCTATTTCTGCGCTCTGGTCGGTTTATCGTGATGTGGGGGTGTACTGATGCCGTGGCAACCATTAAGGCGATGCACTGAGCCTGGCTGTAATAAGCGCGTGAAGTCCGGCAAGTGTGAAGAGCACAGGCGGGCTGCATGGCGTGCAGAGGATGCCAGACGGGGACACCGCCGCGCGCGCGGGTATTCCCGACAGTGGGACAAATACCGCGCCCTGTACCTGAGCAAAAACCCGTTATGCGTGCGTTGTCTGGCTAAGGGGATTTATACGCCAGCTCTTGTGGTGGATCACATCATTCCCATCAATGGCGGCGGTGATGTTCTCTTCTGGCCTGAGTGGAATCACCAGGCATTGTGCCAGACGTGCCACAACCGTAAGACGACACGGGAAGATCCAGCCACGAAAGCAAACCGTAAAGCGGGCATGTATCGCGAGCAGGAAGAACGGGCGGCACACCGTAACGACTGGATGTATGGCGATGATGACTGAACAGGAGCAAACCAGGCTGATACGTGGACTGATAAGGCAGCGTGACACATGGAAGACACAGGAGACAGAGCACAAAGCCAACAGGACAGGGCGCACAAAACGCACCACAGCGAAGCGATTAACCGACCGTGACCGCGAGGTCATGGAATGTTTTCGCAATCGCTGGTGAGGCCGTCAGAGGGGGTGGGGGTGGTTTTCAGGACGAAACCGTCCCTGCCGGACACCGACCGCCCCCTCAAATTTTTGTGCACGGTAATTTTTTTGAAAATAATTGGGCGAAAAAAGAACATGGCAAGACCACCAAAAGCCCCCGCTTACCTGGATGAAATCGCGGTCAGGCAGTGGAAGGAAAAATCGCGCCAGCTTTCCGGGCGGGAAGACCTTACCCCCGCCGACTGGAGCAATCTGGAACTGTATTGCGTTAACTACTCCATATACCGCAAAGCCGTCGAAGACCTTGCGACGCGCGGGTTCAGCATTGTTAACAGTCAGGGCAGCGAGAGCAGAAACCCCGCCCTGAGCGCAAAGGCTGACGCAGAAAGAATAATGATCAAAATGGCTTCTTTGCTGGGTTTTGACCCGGTAAGCCGCCGCAGAAATCCACCGGAAACAGAGGAAGAGGACGAGCTTGACTGCCTGGCATGAGTACGCAGAAGGCGTAAAAAACGGCAAAATTACGGCCTGTAAACGACTGAAACAGGCCGTTAAACGGTATTTTTCTGACCTTGAAAACCCCCTTTACACGTTCGATCCGGAGGTCGTTGAGCGGTTTATTGCCTTTTCCAGGGTGTGTCCGCACGTAAAAGGCGCAATGCGTGGTAGCCCCATTGAGCTGGAGCCGTGGCAGCAGTTCGCCTTTGCGTGCATCCTGGGCTTTAAGGTTAAGGCCACCGGACGGCGCAAATACACCAGCGCATTCATTGAAGTACCGCGAAAAAATGCCAAATCCACGGTCGCCGCTATCCTGGCTAACTGGTTTCTGGTTATGGAAAACGGGCAGCAGGATATTTACACCGCCGCCGTGAGTCGTGATCAGGCGCGGATCGTGTTTGATGATGCGCGTCAGATGTGCCTTTTATCCCGACCGTTACGAAAGCGGGTAAATATTCAGGCGCACAAGGTGATACACCCGAAAACCAACAGCCTGTTAAAGCCACTGGCAGCAAAAGCGGCAACCATTGAGGGGACAAACCCGAGTCTTGCCATTGTGGATGAATATCACCTGCACCCAGACAACGGGGTTTATTCCGCACTTGAGCTGGGGATGGGGGCGCGTCCGGAGGGGCTGTTATTTGCCATTACCACATCGGGGAGCAACGTTGTTTCAGCCTGTAAACAACACTATGACTATTGCTGTCAGATACTGGATGGTGAAGAGATGAACGAATCCATGTTCGTTCTGATTTACGAGCTGGATGATGAAAGCGAGGTTGACGATCCGGCGATGTGGATAAAGGCGAATCCAAATATCGATGTTTCCGTCGATCGTGAAAAACTGGCCTCAACCATCCAGAAAGCGCGGGGTATTCCGTCGCAGTGGGTGGAAATGCTCACCAAGCGATTCAATATCTGGTGTCAGGGGGCTACGCCGTGGATGGGTAACGGTGCATGGACGGAGTGCGCCGGAACGTTCGCGGAGGCGGATTTATACGGGCAGGAGTGCTACGCGGGGCTGGACTTATCATCAACCAGCGATATTTCCAGCGTGTGCTATGCCTTTCCGGTCGGTAAAAAGATTATGCTGGTTTCCCGTCACTATCTGCCGGAATTTCAGCTACAGAACCCCGCCAATAAAAACCGCGCCATCTATCGCCAGTGGGTAAAGGCGGGCTGGATACGCACAACACCGGGTGACTGCATTGATTATGACCGTATCCGTGATGACATCATGGCGGATGCAGAGAATTTCAATATCAGGCTGGTGGGCTTCGATACATGGAACGCCACGCACCTGAGGACGCAGCTACAGGGGGCAGGATTAGAAGTGGAGCCGTTCCCGCAAACATACCTTCGTTTCAGTCCGGCGGCGAAATCGTTCGAAGTTTTTGTTAACCGGAAGGTGATTGTGCATCGTGGTGATCCGGTGCTGGCCTGGTCAATGAGTAATGTTGTGATGCAGAGTGACGCGAACGCCAATATCAAGCCGAACAAGAAAAAATCATCCAACAAGATAGACCCGAGCGTTGCGGCGCTGATGGCGTTTGGCACATTCCAGGCAGAGCATGAGGAATTTGCATTTGATATGAGCGACAGCCACAAAAAGCGACTTGCGGCGTTTGATGGGGTATGACGAGAATGACTGAAACTGATCTACTAAAAATAATTCGCCGCATTACCGGAATCAGTCAGCAGCCTGACGAACAGGCTACACAGCCGGACAGCGTGATAGCCGAAAATTACGCGCGTGTGGTGGCTGAGGTGATGCGCCGTGACGGTATTGAGCTTAACGGCGTGGATATGCGCAACATACGAACCAGAGTCCTTGAGTTGCTGGCATACCGTCGCCGTTCTCAACAACGGAGGGAGAGCGCGAAAAATACTTACCAGTGGAAGAAGCCGGAACGACTGCGGCGGTAACTTGCTGATATTCCCGATAACGCAAAATTGCGTTGGCTGGCATAGTGCAAATTTGCACGATGACCTAACCCATTGACTTTTCTTCAATCCTCAATTTTGAGGAGGCCGGAAGATAAAAAACTGTCAAAACTTGTCATGCAAAACGTTACCAGCACGGCTATTGATTTATTCGGCCCCTGCAACTGCTCCCAGAATGGTGGGGATCTGAAATCCGACCCTGAAAAAGTGCGCAAAAGTGGTACGCAAAAATTAGCGTCCAGCCACAGCCACCAGCTAGACAGAACGCCCAGAGCATTGTCAGTAACTGGTTGATATTTCCGACAGCCCCAAAATGGGTTGGCTGGTGGGTGAGTTGCAGATTTGCAACTCGACCATGAAACTACGGAAACTACCCGTAGTTTGGGTAGTAAGAGTAACACCCAGATTTTGGGGCTTACTTGCGATACCCAAATATAGGGTATCGGTGGCGTCACTGGCCCCATTTTCCTGATGTGTTTGCGGGTTATTTGGGGGTGGTTGCGGGTTATTTTGAATGGCTTGCGGGTTACGATTTGGCTAACATTTGAACGTGTCATTTTTCAACGCATTGATATTAAAGAATAAAAAATACTTAGCACGCAAAGATAACCCGCTAACCCGCATAACCCGCACTGTTTTGTATATATATATACGAAAAATTGCATTCAGGAGGGGGAGCAAAATCCCTACCGTCTCTTATCTCTTGGAGTGCCCGCCTCTTCGAATTTTTACCCCCGTGAAATTACAAAATTTCCCTGACTGATAGCGAGTTGCAGATCTGCAACTCGACTATGAAACTACGGAAACTACCCGTAGTTTGGGTAGTAAGAGTAACACCCAGATTTTGGGGCTTACTCGCGATACCCAAATAAAGGGTATCGGTGGAAGAAATATCGTTTCTCATATGTGAGTACCGAGGGCGGAATTCCGCCTTCGGTTACTTATTGTGCTCATGCACAGGGAGGGGCGGGTCAAATCTCTGTACCCTGACGTCTTCCGGACTGCCCGCTCCATCGATTTTTTATACCCGCGAAAAATGCTTCACGCTGGTGGGCATGATGCGTGGGGATGCTGATAATGGGTTATTGTGGGATAGATGTCTCATACAATAAGAGATTCATAATTTGCTTTTTAATACTGTTATACTCGCCGCCTTTCTACCGTGCTCATGCTTTCGCATATTTTCGGCTTTGTGCAATAATCCGTATATCACTCGGTGTATCACTTTTAGCTAAAATGCATGGCGTGTTTGTTAATTTAACTGATTAAAATCAGTGGGATATAAAGTTTATGAAACATATTGTAGAAGTAATGATCCCCGAAGCGGAGATTAAAGCGCGTATCGCCGAACTGGGTCGTCAGATTACTGAGCGTTACAAAGACAGCGGCAGCGATATGGTGCTGGTGGGTCTGCTGCGTGGCTCATTTATGTTTATGGCGGACCTGTGCCGTGAAGTTCAGGTATCTCATGAAGTCGACTTTATGACCGCCTCCAGCTACGGTAGCGGCATGTCCACCACCCGTGATGTGAAAATCCTCAAAGATCTGGATGAAGATATCCGTGGCAAGGACGTGCTGATTGTTGAAGATATCATCGACTCGGGGAATACACTGTCGAAAGTGCGTGAGATCTTAAGCCTGCGCGAACCGAAGTCGCTGGCGATTTGTACGCTGCTGGATAAACCGTCCCGTCGTGAAGTGAACGTCCCGGTAGAATTTATCGGTTTCTCGATCCCGGATGAGTTTGTGGTGGGTTACGGCATTGATTACGCACAGCGTTACCGTCATCTGCCGTATATTGGCAAAGTGATTCTGCTGGACGAGTAA